TAAGCGCTCGAATCATCGATTGCTCCCACCTTACGAGCCAAGGCTCCAAGGTGTATTTCACAAATTCCAAAGACTGCTGCTCAATATTAGAAAAGCTCGACTTCTCAAGGTCGCCGACCATGTGAGGCGGGACTCTGAAAATTCGAGCAATTTCATTGATTTGGAATTTCCTCGTTTCGAGGAACTGTGCCTGTTCCGGTGAAATGGAAATAGGCGTGTATTTCATGCCTTCTTCCAGAACAGCCACTTTATTAGCGTTGCCGCTGCCGCCGAAGGTGTTCTGCCAGCTTTCACGGACACGCTGCGGGTCTTTGATGGTGCCGGGATGTTCCAAAATGCCGCCCGGTGTGGCACCGTTGGCGAAGAACTTCGCACCGTATTCCTCGCAGGCGATGGCCATGCCGATAGCATTCTTCGCCATAGCGATAGGACTATAGCCAACAAGACCGTCAAAGCCGAGGCCCGGAATATGCAGCACATCGGATGGCTGCAAAATGACTGCCGTATCCTTGTTGCGGATGGCTTCATCGTTGCCTCGGTAGTAGGTGTAGTAGAGGTGGCCGTTTTCATCACGGTCAACCACCATACGATTTGGCATCAGCGGATACAGGGCCACAACTTCACCTTTGCCGTTGCGGATAATCTGCGCATAGGCATTTCCCCAGAGGAGTAGGTGCGTCATCAGAGTTTCCCTGAATACAAAAGAGGTCATTTCAGGGTTCGGCTCATCGTGGAGCAGTACATACAGCGGATGGTCGATGGCTTTTTCCTTGCCGCCGGTATCGGTGTAGCGATAGAGGTGGAGAGGAAGTCCGGCCACAGCCTCTGCCAGAATACGTACACAGGAATACACTGCGGTCATTTGCATGGCAGAGCGCTCGGTCACCGCTTTGCCGGAGGTGGAGCCGCCAAACAGAAAACGGTAGGCACTACCGGCAGTGGCATTGCTGGGCTTGTCTCTCGCCTTGAATATTCCAGATAAAATTCCCATAGGAATCACACTCCCTTCTAAAAATAGGTATAAGAAAAGCACCTATCTTGCGACAGATGCTTCTCAAATTGGTTTTTATTTAATTTTAGTTATCTAACTTGAAATAACGCAGCCTTTTGTTAGCTGTAATTTCAAGTTCCTTTGCGCAGAATATTCAGATATGCTTCATAGGCAAAAGTACGGTTTCTGCTGGTATCGGTTGTTTGCACCAAAATACCGGCATCAACTAAACGATTGACTGCGCTGGAGGCAGTATTAAAGGTAATACCTAAAGCCTCCGCTGTTTTTCGAATCTCAATAATAGGATTGGACTCCAAGTAGTTAAAAACGAGCATTGCATTTTTTGCTGCACGGCCCAGCTTGGAAATTTTAGCTACATTTGCATCGTGAAGAACAATCAGTTCATCAATTGTTGCAGTGGCATCTTCAGCAGATTCCATAATAGCTTGCAGGAAGAACTTGACCCACTGTTCGTAATTTCCTTTTGCTCTTACCTCTGTCATACGGTCGTAATATTCCACACGATTTTTCTTCAGGAAGTAAGAAATGTATAAAGCAGGTGTCGTGAGGACTTTTTTCTCCATTAAGAACAGCGTAATCAGCAAGCGACCAACACGGCCATTTCCGTCAAGGAAGGGATGGATGGTTTCAAACTGGTAATGTATCAATGCTGCTCGGATTAAGGCATCAAGTTCATCATCGGCATTGATATATTTTTCAAGATCGGACATTGCATCCAGCATATCATCGGGAGACGGAGGAATATATCGGGCGTTTTTGAGAGTGCTGCCTTGACCGCCAATCCAGTTCTGAGAATATCTGAACTCACCGGGACTCTTTTCTTGGCCTCGTACTCCTTCCATCAAAACCGCATGGGTTTCTTTGATCAAACGATTACACAACGGAAGTGTCTGTAATCGCTCGATTGCAAACTCGGTCGCCTTGATATAATTTACAACATCTGCGACATTACGGTTTGTGTTGGCATCCAACATCGGATCAAGAACATCTTCCAAGGTTGCCTGTGTACCCTCAATCTGCGAAGACATCAACGCTTCTTTACGCACATACATGGATACGAACAATTCTACATTTGGAATGCGGGTAGCAACGCTTTCCAAAACGGCGAGCTGGGAATTTGCTTTTACGAGTAAGCTAACAATATCCTCTGACAGCTCAATAGGAGGAGCTGGAGGCAGAGGATTCGGTACGAAAGATTTATATGCCATTTCGCCCGACAAATTTGATTTATAATGACCTGCACGGGTATTCATCAGTCTTGGCTCCTTTCTGGGAACTTGAAATATATGCTTCTATTATACTCCCGTTATTTCAAGAAGTCAATCAAACTTGAAATAAAGAAACAAAATGTTTGCTTTTATTTCATTTTTGACCGATGAAGAGTGGATTATACTCATATAAACAAAATACCTCGCTCATCGTACACAGAAGCGCCAGTATTCACGCCACAGCGGATCGCACGGTCGAGGCCCATGATGGTAGCAACGGCACCGTCGATTTTCTCTGTGGATTTTTCCTTGTCGGCTTTGATGTTTCCGGCTGGGTCTGTACGGACGAAAATGTTGTCCATCATCCAGCGCAGAACCGGATGACCGCCGTGGGCGATTTTTTGTTCCAAGGTCAGCTTCATCAGCTCTTTGGTCGGAGGCGATATATCTTTGAAGCCCTGACCGAAAGGCACCACCGTAAATCCCATGCCCTCAAGGTTCTGTACCATCTGCACAGCGCCCCAGCGGTCAAAGGCGATTTCACGGATATTGAATTTTTCGCCCAGCTGTTCGATGAATTTTTCGATATAGCCGTAGTGGACCACATTGCCTTCGGTGGTCTGAAGGAAGCCTTGCTTCTCCCAGACATCGTATGGAACATGGTCACGGCGCACTCGCAGTTCCAGTGTATCTTCCGGTATCCAGAAGTACGGGAGGACCACATATTTGTCATCCTCATCCAGTGGCGGGAACACCAATACAAAAGCCGTGATGTCTGTGGTGGACGAAAGGTCCAAGCCACCGTAACATACACGGCCTCTTAGGGATTCTTCAGTTACTTTGAATGCGCAGGCATCCCATTTGTCCATAGGCATCCAGCGAACAGCCTGCTTTACCCATTGGTTCAAGCGCAGCTGTCTGAAAGCATTCTCCTCGGCGGGATTCTGCTGGGCCGATTCACAAGCGGCCTGTACCTTGTCGATGCCCACCGTAATGCCGAGAGAGGGATTGGCTTTCTTCCAGACCGCCGGGTCTGTCCAGTCATCATTCTCGTCAGCACCGTAAATGACAGGATAGAAGGTCGGGTCAATTTTCCTGCCTTCCAGAATATCATTTGCTTTCTGGTGGGTTTCGTAGCAGATGGAGTTGGTGTCAGTACCGGCAGTGGTGATCAGGAAATACAAAGGCTGCATTCGGGCATCACCGGAGCCTTTGGTCATAACATCAAATAGTTTTCTGTTCGGCTGCGTGTGCAGCTCATCAAAAACAACGCCGTGGATATTAAAACCGTGTTTGCTGTAAGCCTCAGCCGACAGCACCTGATAGAAGCTGTTGGTCGGCTGGTACACGATTCGTTTCTGGGAAGCCAGAATTTTGACACGGCGGTTCAGCGCAGGACACATACGCACCATATCGGCAGCAACATCAAAAACGATGGTTGCCTGCTGGCGGTCAGCTGCACAGCCATAAACCTCGGCACGTTCCTCACCATCACCGCAGGTCAGCAGAAGTGCCACCGCAGCGGCAAGCTCGGACTTGCCCATCTTCTTGGGGATTTCGACATAGGCTGTCGTAAATTGTCGATAACCGTTGGGTTTGATGGTACCGAAGATGTCTCGGATAATCTGCTCCTGCCAGTCGATAAGCTCAAACGGCTTACCGGCCCATGTGCCTTTGGTGTGGCAGAGGCATTCTATAAAATTGACTGCGTAATCCGCCAGTTCTTTACTGTAGGTGGAGTCCGCAGCCATAAATTTCGTCGGTGTGTAATTTTCCAGTTTTCGCAAGCGCCGCTTCCTCCTTTCAAAAGGGCATAAAAAATACAGCCCATCGGCTGCACTACGAGAGAAAGAGCCATACGGCTCAATCCCTGCTTATAAGGTTTTGTGTTTAGTTCTGCTTCATGCGGATGGCCGGGATTCGGGCTCTCTGGTTGGTCTGCCAGTCGGTGTAGTTGGCGTTGACCTCGGTGATGCCATCTATCTTGAAGCCATGCTTCTCGAAAGCTGCAAGGGTGGGAATCAGGCTGGAGAAGGTGCTGCTGATGGTAAATTCAGCGATGTCGTTTTCCTTCATGCAGGCGGCGATGGCTTCAATATCCTCGTCCCAAATGACCTCGTTAAAATCAATCAGGTCGTTGCCTGCGTCGAGGCTCTTGCGGTAGGCCCAGAACATGGTGCCATTGATACCGTATTCCTTCAGGCTTCCGGCCTGTTCTGCGATGGCTCTTTCAAAAAGTTCAATTTTCTTCATGGTGTTGTTCCTCCGTAAAATGCATGAATGAAAAGGGTGGGGATATTCAGAACATCCATTATGGGGATATTCTAATAAAATACGGTTCAATTCTTGATTGTGATAAAGAAAATATTCCTTTTTTAAATATGGGGATATCTGTAAGTTTAAGTAATCGAACTGTGCAATCTGGTGATATAATTATTGCGGACACTGCAGAAGACAATACTGTAGGCAAAGCAATAGAAGTGATTAATACAAAAGGTAGAAAAGTTGTATCAGGTCTGCATACAATTTTTATACGCCCACATGCTGGTTTGTTTGCGGAGCGATATCTTGGATATTTTTTTAACGCACCAATCTATCATAATCAACTGTTGCCATACATTGTTGGGATAAAAGTATCATCTATTTCTAAAAAAACTATTAGGAATACCATTATACTACGTCCGTGTTTAGAAGAACAACAAGCCATAGCCGAAGCCTTGTCCGATGTTGATGCTGTAGTCAGCTCCTTAACCAAGTTGATTAATAAAAAGAAAAATATCAAGCAAGGTGCAATGCAGGAGTTGTTAACAGGAAGGAAAAGGCTTGAGGGGTTTAGTGGGGAGTGGGAAATAAGAGAATTTTCTGAAATTACCAAGATTATTAATGGAGGAACCCCAAAAACAAGCGTGTCAGAATACTGGGATGGGACAATAAAGTGGTGCACCCCAACCGATATTACAAGGTGCAAAAGTAAATATATACTTGATACCGAAAAAAAGATAACCCAATTAGGATTAGATAATAGTGCTGCAACATTATTGCCAAAGGGTGCATTGCTATTCTGTAGCAGGGCAACGATTGGGGAAGTGCGAATTGCTGCTGATTTAATTTGTACAAACCAAGGATTTAAATCACTAGTAGCCAATTCTGATGTGTCTAATGAATGGTTATATTATTGGTTGATAAATAACAAAAATATTTTCTTGGAAAAAGCGATTGGATCTACATTTTTAGAAATATCAAAAAAGGATATTATGTCTATACAAATCCGCGTTCCAGAATTAGAAGAACAAACCGCAATAGCAAGCATCCTTTCCGACATGGATGCTGAAATAGAAGCTCTGGAACAAAAACTGAACAAATATAAGGCCATTAAGCAAAGTATGATGCAAGAACTGCTGACAGGCAGAATTCGATTGATATAGGGGGTAATGTAATTGAGCAGGGTTGGCGAAAGAGAGCGAGTTACGCAAAATCGTGTAGTAAAGCATTTTCGGGATAAACTGAAATACATTTATCTTGGGAATCTGCATGACCAGGAAAATTCCAATATCGATGAAGAAAGGCTCAAGGAATATCTGTCTTCGCAAGGGTATTCTAAAGAGCTGATTCGTCGTGCAATAAATTCACTTGTTAATGCAGCGAAAAATCCGGAACTCTATTATGCCAACAAAGAAGTATATTCACTCCTACGTTATGGTGCTTCCGTAAAGGAAAATGTCAGCGCACACAATCAGACTGTTAAATTCATCAACTGGGAAGAACCATATAAAAACAATTTCTATATCGCGGAAGAAGTAACGGTTCAAGGCGAGCATACCAAAAGGCCTGATATTGTTTTATATATCAATGGTATTGCTGTTTGTGTTCTTGAACTTAAACGCAGCATCGTATCGGTTTCTGAGGGCATTAGGCAGAATCTTGACAACCAGACCAACGATTTTATCAGGCCATTTTTCTCAACTATACAATTGGTTATGGCGGGTAACGATACGGAAGGGCTTCGAATAGGAGTTATAGAAACCCCCGAGAAATATTTTATTGAATGGAAAGAGGATGAAAAAGCGACTGATAAATTGTCTTTGTTTATCAAAACACAAAGTGAAACGGAAGGCTATAAGATGGATCGCCACTTGATTAGCCTTTGTCAAAAAGAACGATTAATTGACATCATATATAATTTCATCGTATTCGATAGTGGTATTAAGAAGATGTGCCGTCACAATCAATATTTTGGTGTAGTGTCAGCAAGACAAAGAATAAAAGCTAAGGAAGGCGGTATTATCTGGCATACCCAGGGAAGTGGTAAGAGTCTGACTATGGTATGGCTATCCCGCTGGATTAAAGAAAATATACCGGAGTCAAGAATCTTAATTGTTACCGATCGGGAAGAATTGGACGATCAGATAGAAAACAAAGTATTTGGTGCCGACGGCGTTGGAGATGAAATATATCGTACCAAGAGCAGTGCGGATTTAATTGAGA